GTCACTAAATATCACAGGGTAAAATATTTGATCAAAGCGACTTAAATTATATGAATGAGCATGATTTTATTTTCCCCATCGATCAGATGGTTGGGGAATTTGATGACTTTATTGGAATTTGGAATAATTTTTTTCCTAAACAATTGTGTGAACAAGCAATTTCTAAAATTGATAAAATTTTTGAAAGTTCCGCAGTTATCAATTCTGAGACAGGAAAGAGACAGTTCAAGCATGGTAAACTTGGCAGACATGACTTTGCTTGTGTCTTGAATGATTATGATGTAAAGTTGTCAAACACAGTAAATGATTATCTGAAGTGTTGTCTCACTCATTATTGTAGAGAGTTTGAGCAACTTTTGAGTGTCAAACTCATGTCATATGCTGTGAAAGCACAAAAAACTCCACCTGGCGGTGGTTATCATGAGTGGCATTATGAAAATGCTTCTTACATGAGTGCAACTCGTGAACTTGTGTGGACAATCTATCTTAATGATATGCCAGAAGGTGAAGCTGAGACTGAATTTTTATATCAACGACGTAGAATTAGACCACAACGTGGTATGGTTTGTGTTTTCCCAGCAGGCATGACTCATGTTCATAAAGGCAACACAGTTTTTACCCAAGATAAATACATTTTGACAGGATGGGCTCATAAAGTAAAATGACAGAATTTGCCTCAACACAAACAGTAGCGTTGTATGTGAATGCCACTACTAGGCAAATGCAGCGTGATGGAATCACCAAAAGTATTAGTGATCAGTATTGGACTGATGAAATCATTCCTATTCTGTATCCTGTCTGGGATTCTGATAGAGATAAACTAGAAAGTTTTATCTATTATAAAGATGGTTCTGCCAAGATGCTTAAGAATAAGTATCAAAGGAATCAAAAGACAGGTGATTACAAGTGGGTTTCGTATGAGTTTGACCTCAACCCATTTCCAGATCATGAAATTGTTGGTCTTTTTAATCAGTTAAATGACAAGTTCACAAACTTCAGAGACATTGAAGAATATGATCTTGACAGGCAACTCCAGAGCACATATGCAAGAGACAATATTGTCAACTGGAATAAGTTGGTAATGATTAGAAAGTTCCTTCTTATGGATAGTGATTGGACTCAAGTTGGTGATGCACAGATTACTGATGAACAAAAAGCACAGTGGGTAACATATAGACAGAAGTTAAGAGACATCCCACAAGATTACAGTGGATTCCCTGCTGCTGAAGTTAAGTTCCCCATCACACCATCAAAATATGCTGATAGAGTGGGATCTGGTGACACAGAAGAATACTTGGCTGATGATAAGAATCACTTCTTCTTACTAAACCAGTCTGTATATCAAAAATACTCTAATAGAATTCTTACTTATCTCTCAATCTCTATTGCAGTCAAGAATATTGATGACATGCCAGTTTCTAGAGTATATGACTCTGATACTGATACTAATCTTGACGCAATTCTTGATTCTATTGAAAACGGAGAGGTCTGATGGCACTAATTTCATTACAACCACATTCAATTCACGATCTTTGTGTTCGTATTGCTGCTAACGAGAACAAATTTGTTCTAGTTATTGACAATCATAGGTATCATACGCTCACAGACGAACAAAAAGCAGCAGTATATAACTATTACAAGGATCCAGTTGACGAAGAATTTTCTAACTGGATCATTCCTGAAGCAGAGATTGATGCTGTCTTTGAAGCAAAAGATTTATTCTATGTGTTTGACACAGAAATGCAGGCAACTGATAATTGCTTTGATTGGTTCCCAAGACCAGAAAACCTACCCGATGAGAATCATTGGATCAAAGCATACATTGTGAAACCAGACGGCACCATCCCATACATCAACGAGAGAGCGGTTCCAGCTGAGGGTTGACAAGGGGTTGACTCCTGTGCTATGGTAGCAAGGCGTTTGTGAAACAGCATGAAAGTCCCCACACAATATGAATTGACGCATCTGCAATTGCAAGCGATGATGCGAGATAACAACATTCCAGAAACTGAGATCAAATACTTAGGCGATCGTGTTTATCCTGAGCATCACACTGGACATCCAGAGTGCCATGGTATTGTCATGCCTTGGTATCTGATCGCCAATGAGCATGAGGTTCCTGTTGCCGACATCGCATCAGTGGATCGAGTCGAAAATTAAGTTCTGTAACAGGGGTTGACACCCACCCCATTTCGCCCTATAC